GCAAGATCGCCGATCTCTTGGTTTCGCAGAACCCGCGAGATCTGCAGAAGGGCGTCGACATCCTCAGGAAGAGCCCGCGCATGATGGAAGCCCTGCGCGGCGCCGACAAAATGATTGCGCGCGTGGACGGTGACGAGGCCAGCGGTTCGGGCGGCGAAGCCCCGCCGGGCCCTATTCGCGTTCCCGTCTATAAATAATCGGAGCCACCATGGCAGGCACCATCCCGCTGTCGATGACGCAGCAGTTCAATGTTTATGGTCGACCGCTGGCGGGCGCCAAATTGTATTTGATCGAGGCTGGCACCGTGTCGACGCCGCAGAACGGCTACCAGGATCTCGACCTGAGTATCCCGCTGCCCAACCCGATCACGCTCGATGCCGCAGGCCGCATCCCGCAATTTTTCCTGGCCGACGGCCTGATCAAGGTTTTGCTGCAAGACGTCGACGGCATCGTGCAGCTCGCCAGCGACAACATCCTGGTGATCGGCCCATCCAGTGAAGGCGGCGGTGGCGGTGGTGGTTCGGTTGATCCGACCACGGTGTTTGGGGTCGGGGATCTCAAGCCACGCTATGGCACGGGCGCGCTTGCGGGCTTCGCGCGCTGCAATGGGCTGACGATCGGCGGCGCCGCGTCAGGCGCCACCGAACGCGCCAATGCCGATTGCGAGCAGCTGTTTCTGTTTCTGTGGGCTGAAGATCCCAACCTGACTGTGTTGGGTGGGCGCGGTGCGTCAGCAAGCGCCGACTGGCTCGCCGCCAAGACGATCACCCTGCCGGACTGGCGCGGCCGGATGCTCGGCTTTGTCGACGGGATGGGCAGCGGCGCAACAGGGCGGTTGACGGTCGCTAATTGGGGTGGGGGCGTCACCAATCCCATCACGCTCGGCGCGGGCGGTGGCTTGGAATATCACATTCTCACGACGGCCGAGATCCCATCGCACTTTCACAATGCGGCCATCTACGATCCGCAGCACAGCCACTACTATGAGAAAGCCCTTGCGGCAGGCCTGCAGAAGCCCAACGACGTCGGCACAACGCCATTTGATTACTATGCCACCACCGCGACCACCACCGTCCCGACGGGCGTCAGGGTGAACAGCTCCAACGGCATTGACACCACCTACTCTGCTGGCGGCGGTGCGGCGCACTCGACTGCGCCGCCATCGCTGCTGGCGACGATGTACATCAAATTGTAGGGGGGCAGATGTATCACATCACCTTCCCCGAAAAATCCAATCGCGAAAGCTGGGTGTTTGTCGGACTGATCACTGATCTCAACGACACCCCGATCGACATCGATGGATGCTCGCTGGTGTTTCGCGCCAGACCACCATCCAACGTCACCGGCCCAGGCCTCGATGCGTCGACCGAACTCGGCAATCTCGTCATCAGTGGGGCGGGACAATTTCAGTGGGTGTTCACGCTCGCGGAAATGCGCTGCCTTTGTCCAGGCACTTACTCAACCGGGCTGACGCTGACATCCAGCGACGGTGTGCAAACCATGCAGCTGGCCTATGGCCCGCTGCCAATCATTGACGGGGTCGTGCCATGACCACTACGTTTCCGCAGCTCAAGCTCAAGACCCTGGTCAATTTTCCAACCGCCGCTGTGGGGCGCAACGGCATCTATGTCGACAGCGCAGGCGGCGCCTATTTCATCGACATCGATTACTCGACATTCAACACCGCATCCTCGTTTCCGCCTGGCGCCTATACGCTGACCTGGAACCCGGTCACGGACGTCTATCTGTTGGCGGTGCCGGAAGGCGCCTCGCCCAGTGATGACACCCCCCTGGCGGATGCCCTGGGTGGCGGTCCCGGTGTTTCGGAATTTTACTCGCGCGCCGATCATGTGCATCCGGCATCCGGCGGCGGCGGACCAGCACCCAGTGATGCGCTCCCGATCGTGGAAGGCACGGCCGCGGCCGGTGTTTTGACGACCTATTCGCGTGCTGATCACGTTCACCCCGCTGTCGCTGGAGTAACACCAAGCGATGCGCTGCCCCTGGTGGAAGGTACAGCCGCAGCTGGCATCTCCGCGCTCTATTCGCGCGCCGATCACGTTCACCCCACCGCCGCTGCCGCTGGTATTGACCAGAATTCAAAGAGCGCCAACTACACGACTGTTTTGGGCGATGCGCAGAAGCATATCTTCCATCCCTCGGCCGACACAACGGCGCGGACGTTCACGATCGCGGCCAATGCCAGCGTGGCCTATCCGATCGGCACGGCGATCACCTTCGTCAACCAGAATTCCGCCGGGGTCATCACTATTGCGATCACCTCCGACACCATGCGCCTGGCGGGCCCTGGCACGACGGGCAACCGAACGCTGGCGGCAAATGGTGTTTGTACGGCACTGAAGGTCACTTCAACGGAGTGGATTATTTCCGGCACGGGACTGACGTGACCGAGATCAAGACGTTCCTCCGAGAGCATAGCACCCTCGCTTATTTCCTGGTGGCGCAGTTCCTGGCGGTGGCAACCGCGGGCCTCACATTCACGGCATACCAAGTCAAGCTGCAAGAGCGGGTCCATATTCTTGAGACCCGCGGCAGCTCGCACCTGGCCGAGATCAACAACCGCCTGACCGTTACCGAAAAAGAAACCGACAGCAACAAGGCGCGCATCGATCGTGTCGTTGACATCATGACGCGCGAGCTGGGAAGGCCAATCAAATGAACCAACGCGGCGCTAACATTGCGGGCGTGCTGGATGTGCTGAAGGGACAGCCGTTGATACTCGGCCTGTTGCTGGTGATCTTCGCGCTGATCGGCTTCGTCTATCTGCAAAGTTCGCAGTTCAACACGCAGCGCGCAGAGAACGTGCGGCTGTTTCTCGACGTGCAGAAGGAAGTCCAGAAGTTGCTGTCGCAGTGCATCGTCCCACCACCAAAATAGGAAGAGGCCATGACCTACAGCAGCATATGTATTTCGTCAGGTCACGGGCTCTATGTGCGTGGAGCCAGGGGTTCGCCCGTTCCACCGCAGCTCGATGAGGTGGACGAGGCCAGACGAATGGTCGATCGCGTTGCGGAGATGCTGATCGAGCGCGGTGTCAACGTGAAAAAATTCCACGACAACACCAGCAAGAACCAAAGCACCAATCTCAACACCATCGTCAATTGGCACAATGCGCAGCCCAGCCATCAGCTCGACTGCAGCATACATTTTAACGCCTTCGACCATACGGCCCACGGCACCGAAGTGTTGTATGTCACCCAGCAGGCGCTTGCAGCCGAACTGTCGGCCGCGATCGCGGCGGCTGGTCACTTCAAAAATCGCGGTGCAAAGCACAGATCCGATTTGGCGTTCTTAAACGGGACGCGGGCTGCGGCTGTCCTCATCGAGACGGCGTTCTGCGACCACACTGGAGACAGCAATTTATATATGCAGAATTTTGAGGCGATCTGCGATGCAATCGCTGACGTCCTCGGCGGCGCTGGTGACAGTGAGCTGCTGCCGCCGATCGAGCCGCCGATCGAGGAGCTGCCGGACGATGTGCTGTTTCATGCGATCGGCAAATGCAGTCACTTCGGAGGCCCCACCGATACCACCGGAGTTTCCGCCAGCGAGGGGCTCGCATTTTTATTCGACGTGATGGACAAGCCCGAAGTGTTTTTGCCTTACCAGCCAGAAGGCACCACGGGGCTCGCCAGGCGCTTGAACGGCCATGCCGTCAACTACATCGCTTGCCGTTGGTTGTATGACATCACGCCCAAAAGCATGCTCAAAGGCCCGCAGCGCGCCCTGGTCCGCGCGATCGACACCGGCATCGAGCTGCTCGCCCATCCAGTTGACTGGGGACCGAATGAAGAGGTGACCGGCGGGCGCGTCGCCGATCTCAGTCCTTGCCTGATGGAAGCCCTGCAAATCGAAACGGACGACCAAGTAGAGGTGATCTATCCCTGGAGGGAATGAACATGGCAGCAATGGCAATTTCGGTTTTGTGGTTTTTGATAGGGCTGATCTGTTTGGCGGGAGTGATATACCTCGCCATCTGGGTCATCGAGGCCTTCATTTACCCAATTCCCGAGAAGGTGAAGCAAGGCGTTTGGGTCATCGTGCTAATTCTGGCGCTCATCGCCCTGATCAGCCTGCTGGCCGGAGGCGGTGACATCATGTCTCCCTTTCGGATCGGGAAGCATTGAGCCGATGCCGCCGCTCGACACGACGCAGCCGAAAATCTGTCGAGGTTGCTGAAGGCGTGCTATAGTTCGACATTGCTTAATAGGTTCAGCCCCGCATCCGGTTCATCCGGGTGCGGGGCTTTTTGCTGTCTGATGGGTCCGCCTGGCATCGAGAGGTCCAGTTCACAATGCCAGGCGCCCATCGGGCCGGGGTGGAAGGGGCCCGTAGGCCCCGCCCGGTGCGATCACTTGCCATTCTTCTTGGCGGCGCGCTCGCGCTTCTTGCGCAGCTCCTCTTGGTGTTCTTTGAATTCAGCTCGCGCCTTCGGGATCTCGGTCGCGTAGACCGGCGTGATCTCGCGGGTCAGGGTGTATTCGTAGCCCATCGCAGTCGCCATTTTCTGGAACGTGAGATGCTGCGGTCGCTTGGTTTCGTTGCCGAACATCTTTGAGACCGTCTGCACCGAAAGTCCCGCAAGCATGGCGAAGTCCGCTTCCTTCAATCGCTCCTGGCGCCACAGTGTTTTGAACTTATCGATTTCAGGGTCGTGATCGATCAGTCGGTACGACCGCTTCATCCATCCTTTAGCCATGTGCCGCCTCCGTCGCTTCGCCACCATTCAGCTTGGCGGCATCAGCCTGCTTCTTGCGGGCGGTCTTGCCCTTCTCTGTAAGGGCGTACTGACCGCTACCGTCCTCGCCAACGTGGCGAGCCAGCTTCTGCTTCACCAACTTTGAGATCGAGGCATGCACCGAATTATCGGCGCGGCCTTCGCTGGCAAATATCTCGGCGATTTTTCTGGTGTTGAAGCGGCCATGCGATCGCCGTGCGTAGGACAGCACGACCTCGGCGCCGCTCTTGTCGAAGGCCTTCTTCTTGGTCTCCTGCTTCTTCTTTGGCGCTCGCACATCGCCAACGCGCGTGTAGTCGCCCCCGCCAAGCTTCTTCAGGATCTTGCGTTCGGTCAGCATGCGAAGCGCGGTGTAGCAGGCGCCGGGCGTGCGGTCGTTGTCTCTGAAGTGGTTGACGGCTTCTATCGCCCTGAAGGTCGGATGGTCTGCCATCCAGTCGATCAAGAAATCTTCCGCCTTAACCGCGTGATTGCGGCGCTGCTTGAAGCTTGCAACATCGCTGATGAAGTCATGGCTGATTTCATCGAAGCCCATCTCAGCGAGACGGAGCATGGTCGGGCCGACGTCGGCGACCTCGACTATTTGCGTGCAAATGATTTTGCAACGAACGACGGGCGGTGGTTTTGCCATTTGGTTCCTGTCCATAGGTTCGGCCCGCGTCCGGTTCATCCGGGTGCGGGGCTTTTTGCTGTCATCTGTTGTTCTTGACAACCTCGATCGTCTTGCGAAATGCCGTGGCGATCTCGGGCGCCAGTCCCTCCAGTGCGGCGGCAAGCTTCCAGCGCGCATGGTTAAACTGGACGTTGCCCAGCTCGCGCTCGACCAGCTCGCTGAGGCTGGTCTTCAGTACGTCGCAAATCTGCACGGCGCGCGACAGCGAGATCCGGTTCTTGCCCATCTCATATTTCTGGATCTGCTGGAAGGTAACGCCAAGGTGCCTGCCAAGCTCAGACTGGCTCATGTTGTGGTCGACGCGGATAGCGCGTAGCCGCTTGCCAATTTCGACATCAGTGACGGTGGGATTGCGCGCCCGTTTTTTGCTTGCCATGCCCGCACCCTTTTTGCTGCTGGGTCATAATAATTGCGATTATAATTTTGCTTCAATTGAGGCGGTGGTGCAACCACATTAGCCGCTACCTAAAGTCATCGGTTCTGCCTGCCTAAAAATTTGGCAAAAGGCTACCTATAGTCTGTCGAGCGACTGAGCCGGGGGATGGACTTTGTCCCCATGAAGAAAAAGGTTCGACGCAAGCTCACCCTTCGAAAAAACTTCGCCCAGAACCTGCGGCGGGAGCGGGAGTTGCGTGGAATGTCGCAGGAAGCCCTCGCGCATGAGGCGGGCCTGCACCGCACCTATGTCGGCTCGATCGAGCGTGGCGAGCGCAACGTCAGCATCGACAACATCGGGCGGCTGGCGCGGGCGCTGGGCATTGAGCCGGGCGAGCTGATGCGCAACGAAAAGGGGCTGACTTAGGGGGAGAACATGAGGGCAATTTTGAGGGCAACTTTACTTGCCCCAAGATGTAAAAACTTGCCCCAATATGCCCCTATGCCCGTTTCGTTCTTTTGCCCCCAAAATGCAAAAACCCCTTATTTCTAAGGGGTTTTCGCAGTTCCTGGCGGGCGGATCAGATCGATGAGTGGTTTCGTTCCTTTCCGTTACGCATGTCGTTGGTTTGTCCTTGTAAACCAGCCCCTTAGCCGCGACGGCGCTTTTGTGGGGCAATTAGTGGGGCAATATTGCTGTCTGCTGCCCCCAAAGGCATCGGCATCGCCGCACTGTCAAGGGCAGCGCGGATCGCCTCATCGTCGGGCGTGACGTAGCCCATGGTGGTCTCCAGCTTGGAATGATCCATCATGGTCTGCAGATCCTTCGGGTTGACCAGCTTGGCGTTGCGGGTCGCGAAGGTGTGGCGCCAGTCGTGGATGCGGACCTTGCCCTGCAGGCCCAGCTCGGTCTTGCAGCGGTCCCATGCCGTGTTCCAGCCGGAATAGGTGATGGGGTATCGCTCGCCCTTCAGCGTCAGCTTTCCCGTTTTGCCGACGACGCGCGTCTGGTGGCAGACGTAGCTGAACACAAAGACCGGGTGGCGATCGTTGCGCTGATACTCGGCCTGCAGGATCGCCATGGCGGCGCGACCCAGACGCACGTCACGGCCGACCTCGCGACGGCCCTTGCCGCGCACGTCACGCGCCGTCTGGCTCGCCCAGTCGACTTGGTCCCAGCGCAGGAGGTTCTCGTTGGCGCGCAGACCCGACAGCAGCGCGAAGCGGGAGACCTGAAGATAGTTTTGATTGATGGTCGCCAGCAGATCCTGTTCGGTCGACAGCGCGATCGCGCGCTTGGCCTTGTCGCCATGGCGCAGCTTCTGGACCTTCACCTTGAACGCCTTCCAAGAGTAATGCCGCAGCGTTGCCCCGTGGGCATCATGGGCGTGGCCCAGGATGCGCTTGAACAGCTCCAGGGTCTGGTTGGTGGTCGAGGCCTTGATCCGCACCAGCACGCCACCGCGGCCCTTGCGCAGGCACTCGGCGCGGGCCTGCATCATCTTGCTGATGTCGGATGCCGGGATCTCATGAACCAACAGGCCGGGCTTGATGTACTTCTGCATGAAGGCGATCAGCGTCTTGGCATCGCCCTCCGACATCGACAGGAACGTCGGCACCTTCTCGCTCATGTAGAGCGTGCAGACCTGACCAAAGCTCATCGGGCCGCGGCCGACCTTCTGCTCGCTCTTGATCAGCCCGATGACTTCGGCGCGACGGTCGGCCGCGAAGGCCTCCGCTTCGGCCGCGTCCTTGGTGCCGGTGGTGTCCTTGTAGGTTTTCCCTGCCACGTTAAAACGGTAGCTCCAGACGGCGTCGGAGCGAGCCCTGGTGATGTACTTTCCTGAGAGTGCCGACATTCTCGTTCCCCCTGTTTCCAGATCAGTTCAACGTCGGCTAACGAAAACACCCGACGAGGCCGCTTGACGCTGGCGCCCTTCTGGCGCCACGGCAGGCCTTCCACTTTTGCGATCTGTGCAAGCAAGGTGCGCTTGTCCATTTCGAAGAGGTCAGCCAGTTCGGGGAGCGAGAGATAGAGCCGCCCCTCGAATGCTGCCAGGATCCTCCCCGGCAGCACCGGCCTCTCAAAGTCCCTGGGGTCGATGATCGGCATGAGTACCTTATCCAATTGCCCCGGAAGGCTCAAGGGGCTAATTCGCAATAATTGCGACGTCAGCCCTGCCTCCGCTGTGCCTCTGCGCGCGCCTCACGGATGTCATCCATGGCCTGCACGAAGCCCTCGTCATCGGTCGCCTCACGGCAGAGGTGATGGATCGGGTTGATCTCGATGATGTGGAGGATCTCGCCATACTGACCCTGGCGGATGTCACGCAAGACGTTGACGAGCCCCATGCGCGAGACCGGCGTCTCGGTGACATAAGGCTCGTCCCCGCTCTCCTCGATTATGACGTAGAGGATGCGGTCAAGTTTCTTCAGCGGCAATTTTGAGTTCATTGATCACATCCTGGGCGTGGCGGATCTCATCGTTGAGCTTGACGCAAAGCACGACATGCTCGTTGAGCGAATGCTTCGACTTGGCGGCGCTCTGCAGCACCTGGTCCTCGATCGTCTTGAGCGATCGCTGCAGCTCGCTGATCTTGGTGCAGATGTCACCAACGATGCCGTCAACCACACTGTTGATCGCATCGCGCTGTGGCCCGCCATAGGTCGGCGGCTGCACATCGAGGTTGCGCGGCAGATCGCCCGCAGCACGATCGACCTCGTCAACAAAACGCGACAATTCTTCCGGCGACTTGCGCGGCGGACGCTGCATGTTCATGGGTGTGATCCCTTCATGTGGTGAGAAGGGAAACGCTACTCGCATCTAATGCGACTGACAACGACAAAAAAAGGTCAGCCACGATGGCATAAAGAATTCGCAACTATTTTGCTGTGCTTGGTGTTATATCAGGTCGGGCTTTGATCGGGGGGCGCGGAACAAACACCCTAACCCAAGGGGACTATCACATGACCGAATGTGAACACGACGTCGATATTGCCGTCGATGTCGAGAGCATCGCTTGCATGTTGACCAGCCAGATGCCGCTGGCCTCGCCTGAGGCTTGCGACCAGATTATTGAAACCATGAACACGATTGTTCCGCTGATGTGCCGGGCGCGTGCCGCACGGCAGCGCGATCCGCCGGTTTAGACCTTCTTCTTGGCCTTGACCTGACGCACTTGCTTGCTTTTGCGCAGCAAGCTTGCTGCCTCGCGCGCTATTTCCAGCTGCTGCTGGGCGAGCTGCCGCTCGACTTGCTCTATACGCTTGCGCAAATCCTTGCCAAGACCGTCTTTCCTGCCGAACCACAGCCACAACGGACAGATGCCGGGAATTTTCTCGTAGAGGATCCACACGGTCTCTCTGGGGACCGGGTACCCGCGCTCGTAATGGTTCCACTGCTTGAAAGGTATGCCGATGCGCTTGGAAAATTCCATCTGGCCTTCGCCGTAGAGCATCCTCATCGTCTGCAGTCGCTTGCGGTAGTCCGCGACGTTGAAGGCGCCATAGCTTTGCTGCAAGACATTTACTCCGCTTCTAAGGCCTGCCACGCGGGCGAGCCCGAAACCTGGATAGGGCGTTACACCCTATAACCAGGAGAACGTAGAGCCCAAAATGGCAACGTGCAAGTTGTAATCGCAATAGATCGGAACACGAAAATAATTGCGACTGCATTGCTGCCCAAAATATTTTTCTGTTTGAAAACCCCACAGCCCAGGTCTATGGTCGCAATAGATGTGACCATGTTGAGGTCTGTGATGCGTCATCTCAAAACAGCGCAAGAAGTGGTTGACGCGCTCGGCGGCCTTTCCGCCGTGCGTAAATTGACGGGCGCCAACGTCAAGCAAGCCTGGAATTGGATCGGGCGCGCGGAGAGTTTTCCGGCATCGACCTACGTCATCATGATCCGCGCGCTGAAGCGCCGCGGCATGACGGCGCCTGCCTGGCTTTGGAATATGCGTGGAGTTGAGAAGCGCGCGGCCTGAAGGGCAATGAGTTATGGACGAGCAGAGCGGGCTCGCGCCGCGGGCCTTAACGAGCGCCATGATCCAGCAACGGTCATTGGTCCCTAATGATGCCGCCGCAATCGAGCGGCTGTGGCGCTCGCTTGACCTTGCCAGGCCAAGCCTGGCCGAGATCCGCGCCGCAATCTGCGAATTCTACCCGATGACGCACGATCAGCTGCGCAGCACGTCACGCGCCACGCACTTCGTGTTTCCCCGGCAGATGTTCTGTTGGTTTGCCTACCGCTACGCCCGCGTCTCGATGGCGCAAATCTGTCCTTGGGTTGGCTACATCGATCACACCACTGTCCTGCACGGCATCCGCAGGATTGAACAATGGTCGGTGACGCGCCCCCTGGTGCGTGACGACATCGACGTGCTGCGCCTGCGGGTCTCAGAGAAGGTATTGGCAAGAGGCAGGAGGTTCGGACGATGCTGAAGCTGATCAAGACGCCTTCGCCCCAGGTCCAGCAAGTCATGATCCGCATGTCGACCGATGCGCTGCTGTTGTCTGTGTTGAACAAGGCCGAGATCCGCGGGATCTACGACAACGTGGAAGCAATTCGCGACAAACTCTCCCAACTGTTGGACAAAGCCGATGGCAAGTAAATTCGACGTCGATCAGCTGCGCCTGCAGATCGAGGCATTGCTGCTCGACTATCCCGACCTGGCCGACGACGAGATCCTGCGCGCCGACATGCTCGATGGCGAGACCGACATCAAGCAAGTGTTGAACTCGCTGTACCTTTCCAACAACGAACACAAGATCGCGATGGACGCGATCGACAAGCACGTCGAGGTTTACAAGCTTCAGATCGATGACGTGAAGGCGCGGAAGGGCCGGTTCGAGCGGCGCATTGAATTCCTGCGCGAGCTGATGCTCAAGATATTGCAGGCAGCAAACCTCAAGAAGCTCGAGCTGCCGATCGTCACCCTGGTGCAAACGCATCGCACCAAGCTCATTGGCGAGCCTGACCCTGATCAGCTGCCTGACGCTCTCTGCATCGTCAGGCGCGAGGCGAGCCGAAGCAAAATCAAGGAGGCGCTGCAGGCTGGCCAGCAAGTGCCAGGCATGACGCTGTCTAATGCAACGCCATCCCTGATGATCAAGGTGAGGTGAAGGCGATGCGACGCATGGCAAGGCGCGGCATGGCTGGGTTTGGCGAGGTGGGGTCGGGTACGGCAAGGCAAGGCGCTGCATGGCAAGGCGCAGCATGGTCGGGCGTGGCAAGGCGTTGTCTGGCAAGGCGCGGTGCGGTCAGGCAAGGCGCGGTGTGGCAAGGCAAGGTGCGGCGAGGTGCGGTTAGGCAGGGCATGGCGATGCGAGGCTTGGTTGAGCGGGGCTCGGCAAGGCCAGGCACGGTGGGGCAAGGCGAGGCAAGGCGAGGTCTGGCACGGCGCGGCCGGGCAAGGCTGGGCGGGGCAAGGTAGGGCACTGCATGGCGATGCGCGGTTAGGCAAGGCGCGGCGCGGTTGGGTCTGGTGCGGTTGGGTACGGCATGGCGATGCGAGGCCTGGCTGGGCAAGGCAGGGCTTGGCAGGGCGAGGCGATCAGCGGCGCGGTCGGGCGCGGCAAGGCAAGGTTTTTAATACGGCAACCCAAGGAAGGAAGCAGAATGAGAATTGCGATCACGATCCAAGGTATCACTCCGTTGTTGTGCAATCGATTTTCCGATGAGGCGGCGCGCGCTTCAACTGATGGCACGCGCGGCTCAACGCGCGGCGATCGCGGCACCGAGCGAGAAATTGCCGAAGGCAAACTCTATCTCGATGTGCATGGCAAACCCTGCCTTCCCCAGCCAAACGTATTGAGCTGCATCGTTGACGGCGGCAGCTGGCACAAGATCGGTCGCAAGCAAGTCACGACGAAGAGCGGCAGTCTGCTTTATAGTTGCCTTGACGTGGTCGGATTGACGGTGCCGATCGAACACAAGCAACCCTGGAACGTCGACGTGCGCCCGGTGGTGATCCCGGCGACCAAGGGCCGCATCCTCACCTATCGGCCTCGCTTTGATGACTGGCGACTGACGTTTGAGATCGAGCTGATCACGGAAATTATCTCGGCAAAATTCATGCGGATGATCGTTGACGATGCGGGACTGAAGAGCGGCCTCGGTGATTTCCGGCCGAACAGAAAAGGTCCGTTTGGAAAATTTTCCGTTGTCCACTGGGAAGAGCAAAAGATGCCGCAGCCGATGCGTCAGGCGGCTGAATAAGGTCCGGTTTGGCGGGGCAAGGTTTGGCAATGCGTGGCGTGGCAGTGTTGGGCAAGGCGAGGCACGGCGCGGTTGGGCAAGGCATGGTTTGGTCGGGTGTAGCAGGGCGAGGCGAGGCACTGTGTGGTTGGGTCGGGTTGGGTATCGCAGCGCGCAGCGAGGCAAGGCATGGCAAGGCACGGCGAGGCAGGGCGAGGCGCGGTTTGGTGGGGCAACGCAAGGCTTGGCGCGGCGAGGCTGGGCTGGGTTCGGTTAGGTTTGGCATGGCACGGTTTGGCGCGGTCTGGCAGTGAATGGCCCGGCGAGGCTTGGCTGCGCGAGGCATGGTGAGGCAAGGCAAGGATTTTTCAAATGATGCAATCACAAGAGATCAACGAACTCGCCGCGGCGCTCGCGAAGGCCCAGGGCGAGATGGGCAATGCGGTGATGAACCGCGTCAACCCGCATTTCAGGTCGCGCTACGCGGACATGGGGGCCGTCCTGGATGCGATCCGGCCTGCACTGAGTGCCAACAGCCTGGCTTTGGTTGGACAAATACTGCCCTCGGGCGAAGCGATGTTGTTGCGCACGGTCTTGATGCACGGATCGGGTCAATTCATCGCAACGGAATATCCATTGCCGCCGACACAGAACCCGCAAGGCATGGGATCTGCGCTGACCTATGCCAGGCGCTATTCGATCTCGACGTTGGTCTGCAACGCCAGCGACGAGGACGACGACGCCAACGAGGCCAAGGAAGATGTCAAGCAGCTGACCAAGCCAGAGGTCAAGCAGTACACGCCGCCCAGCACCGGCCGCGCCGTGTCCGACGAGACGAAGCAAAAATTCATTGCGGAGTGTCTGGCCACGATCGAGCGCAAGGCTGACCAAAACGGACACCCCGAAGATTTGGTGTTGTGGTGGAACAGCACGGTCGAGAAAAGGAAGCGTGAAGATTTCGGCGTAGTGCAGGGCGATCCCGAATACACGATGCTGAAAAGTTTGGTTGAGGAGAAATACAAAGCGAAGAAGGGAACAGCATGAGCGAGATCGTCAAAGCGCGCGAAATGATCCAGGCATCCCGGCATCTGCTCGACCTGGCTGTCAGCCTGATGACGCGCGAGCCCGCGGTGAAGAAGGCGCCAGCCAAGCGCATCAAGATTACTGAAGCCATCCGCACCCAGGTCAAGACGCTGGCTGCGGAAGGCAAGACCAATCACCAGATCGCTGAGATTGTAGGCCTCCGCAATGGCGGGCGCGTCTCGGAAATTTTGAACGGCAAACGCTAACGGGAGAGGAACGTGACTGAACGTGAAGGGCGCGGTGTGCTGCTGCACTCCGATGAGGAACCGAAAATCCAAGGGCATCTAACGATCGGCGAAAAACAATACTGGATCTATGGCGAGCGGGTCAGTGCCATCCGCACCAACCTGAAGATCCAAGAGGCGGGCAACGACGATGAACGATCGAGCCAAAGTGGCGAAAGAAAACAAGATATCGTTCGAGGTTAAGAAGGATGGCATGGCGCAGCGCCAGAACGGTGACTGGACGCTGCGCCTAACGCTGCAGGCGATCGACATGCACCCGACGATCACCGCAGCCAAGATGGGCACGCGCTATTGGGTTTCTCTGATCGAGCTGGACGACAACGAAGAGCCGGTCAACCACAAGGCCATGGACCGCGATAAGTGGCGTGCGCTCGGTGCGACTAAGCAAGCGGCGCTGCGTTGCAAGCAACCGCTGTTCTGGGTCTGGCTGAAGGAAGAGAACCACATCGACTGCCACAACGAAGAAATGGCCGCCGATATCGTGCGAGCCATATGCGGCATCGAGAGCCGTGCCGATCTCGACAAGGTCGGCAACACCCAGGCGCGCATCAAGTGGCACGATCTCGATTTTGCATTCCAGGCCTGGAAGGCGGTGGAGCATGCGTAAGGAAGCCGACGACATGATCCTGCTGCCGATCCTGGTGATCCTCGCAGGCATCTGCATCCTAATGCTGCTCGGCGGCTGCGCAGGCCAGCGTTTCGACAAATATCAGCATCCGCTGTGCGATCATAACCGGAGCGCCTGCAGATGATGATCGAGGTCGAAAGCTACGATCGCGAGCGTAGGACAGTGGCGCTGCGCTGCGTCAAGTGTCGCTGGAAGTTTCGCTGCCCGGTCACCCAGCTCGGCCGCGTCTACTGTTGGGCGTGTGACAGCAATGAGAGAGCCAAGGAAGAAGAATACGAAACACCTGGCTGGCACCCGCTCTGAGCGATGCCTGGTCTGTGGTGATCCGACGACCACCGAAGCACACCACCCGCGAAGCGGATTGTTTGCGATGGGGCGCAAGGCCGATGACGATAAGGCGGTGCCGTTGTGCGGACGGCATCACCGCGAGCTGCATCGAATGAACGAAGCTGAATTTTGGGCCAGCTACGGGATCAAGCTATGAGCCGTCGCAAAGCAAAGAAGCGAGCGCAGCACCGCCGCCTGGCGGACATGGACATGAGCAAGGTGAAGCCACGCAAAAAGAAAAAGGCTCGCCGATGAAACAACGCTATTCGATCTGGGGCTGGGAGCATGGCAGCGACCATGAGGTCGAGATCCTCCAGGTCGACAGCAATCCCGAAACGATGCGCAAGGCGTTGGGCATGAAGATGCTGAACGTCACGCTCACCAGCGGCAAGCGCAAGAGCAGCATCCCGCGCTACACATTTCTGCGCATCGTGGAGAACACGCGGCGATGAGGGCTGAGATCGAGAGAGACCTACAGGCAGAGGCTGAGATCATGCAGAAGGTGATCTCGATCTTTCCTGACAGATACGACGGCTACATGAAACTGCCGGTGGGCTGGAAGCTTGACGGCATGCTGATCAAGCACCACGACTACGGCTTCGTCATACCGAAGCTGTTCTACGAATGCAAAGACCGGCGGATCCCGTTTGGACGCGGGCCGGATTATTTCATTTCAGCCACCAAGCTGTACGCAGCCAGAATGCACAGCGAAGCCACCTCGCTGCGCTGCTGGCTGATCGCACGCTTCACCGATGGCACCATTGCCGCGCTCGACTTCGCACGTCATGAGGCAAATAAGTTTCGCTTCGGTGGCAGGCAGGACCGGCTCAACGGTGCCGATGTGTTCGTCCACGACAGCGAGATGCTCGCGGTGTTTCAGTGGACTGATTTCATCATCCTTTGTGAAGGGCAGGAATAATGCCGCGCGCCTGGATGCCGATGTACTGGGGCGACTTCCTCCGCGATACGCGGCATCTCACTAAGGCGCAGCGCGACAGCTACATGATGCTGATCGCCCACTACTGGACGATGGGCTCGCTTCCCGACGACGACGCCCAGCTCGCGCGCATTACGAGCTGCACCATCGAGGAGTGGCAAGCCGATCGGCCGACCGTGCAGGCGTTCTTCTATGACGGCTGGCGCCACAAGCGGATCGATGCGGAGCTGATCCGCACCACCAAGAAGATTGCGCAAGCCAAAGAGGCTGGCCAGAAGGGCGGCCTGACCGCTTCGATGAACCGCGAAAAGCTGCGGTGGCAAAATCAACGGCTTAGATAGCGACCGCTACAGCAGACGCTGCAGCTCGCGCTATCGATCCGCTATACTAACCACAACCACATATAAAATAACTTCTACCTTCTCTGTGGCCGCGCGCGAGAAGAGGCTTTGCAAAGGGAGTTTGACACACCAGCCCGAAGCAGCTCACAAGGTTCCCAACAATTGGGACCAGGGCATGCGGCAACCAGACGACAACGCCGGTCCAACAGCAGAGCGCCTCGCGCATGCGATCGATGGCGAGGGCAAGGATGCCGTCAAGTTTTGGGATCTGGTGGGCCGCGCCAAGTCGAACCGCAAGTTCACCATGCGCGACGACGCCCTGGGGCGGGTCTGGATGCGTCAAAAGATTTCGGGTGAGGAATACAGTGCGCTGAAGCGATTTGCTCTCCACTGGCTCGCCGGCGGCCTGCAGGGGCCCATGCAAAGCGTCGACCTCAACCGCATCTTCGCGTTCGATCCAGGCAGCATGTCTGGCCTGGCCAAAACGGAGCGCCAGGCTGACCATCGGGATGCCTGGCATACGGCGCGCCTGGCGATCGGGTTCCGGCCTTCGTTCGTTGCGACCCAGGTTGCTTGCTACGACAGCGGGCTGCGCGAGGTTGGGATGATGCTGGGATACAAGAGCGAAGCCCGCGGCCGGGAGAAGGCCAATGAGCTGCTGTGCGATGCCGGTTACCGGCTGGCGATTTTCTGGAAGGAACGCGACCGCTAATTGACATCGGGTCGTTTTGGTCCCATTTTATGCGAGTTGTTCGGATTGCCCCCCGAACAGCCCTTTCTACTGTTCACCAGAACGCAAAAAAGCCCGCCGGTCCCCCTGGCGGGCTTCTTTGTGTCGGAAGGCGGTGAGGTTAGCCTTTCCCTCACCGTCTACGCCTTCATCTTGAGGATCAGCAATCCCAGGCGATCGATCAAACGCCGCACGGTGGCGGAGTGCCATTCACCCCCGGTCGCGGTCTTAATGCCTTCAGCATTGAGATAGGCGGCGATCCAACGCGATGACTGATGCGCGATCGGCGCCACGATCGGCCGCATCGTCTCAGCAAACGCATCAGCACGATCGCGGTGAAGCGCAGGCGAGGTGGGCGAACCCAGCTTGACGCCACGCGCGGCTGCAGCCTTCAGCGCATCCTTGGTGCGATTGGAAATCATGCGGCGCTCTTGCTCTGCAACCGCGGCATAGATGTGCAACAAGAAGGGATCAGCGTTGGCGCCCAGCTCAGTGACGATGAACGCAACACGCTGCGCCATCAGGCCAGCGATGAAGGCAACATCGCGCGACAGGCGATCGAGCTTGGCGACGATGATCGGCGCGTTGTTCTGCTTCGCATCAGCCAATGCAGCCGCGAGCTGCGGGCGCTTGTCGAGAGCGTCAGCACCCTTGCCGGTCTCGACCTCAATGTAGATGCTGTCGGCGAGGTCAAAGCCTTCGGCCTCGCAGAAGCGCGCGATCGCGGCCTTCTGCGCCTCAATGCCGAGACCTGACTTGCCCTGCTTCTGGGTGGATACGCGGATGTAGGCGATTGCGGTTTTCATGATGATGCCCTTTCTACGCCCTCAAGCCGGGAAGCCTTGCGGCGCCCGGCGTGAGTAGCGTGTGGGTGAGGTCAGTTGCCTGGGACGAACCTGACGGAGGCGCCCAACGCGGTGCCAGCGATCGCATCGTTGAAGGCGGCAGCAACGCGGGTGGCGCTCGGCAGCTTGTTGACGCTCTCGACCTCCACGATCTCGACCGTGTAGCCGTAACGCTGATATTCGCGCTGCTTGTTCTGGGCCAGGCGCAGCGAGCCGCACCAGGACGGCACGTCGGCAGTCTTGCCATGCCCCCAGGTCACGACAGCGTGCGTGTAGGCGCGATCGGAAGAGCGGGTGCCGACGATTTCGCCCTGGTAGCGTGCGACGTACTTGATCTTGGCCATGTGAAAAACTCCCCTGCGGCGTGATTGCCTGAGCAACACCCTAATGGGTAAGCATGTTGCATGCAACAGCGTTGTCGCAATTATTGCGAATTATTTGGGAGGCTGGAATGGTGCAACGCACACGCTCCCTGGTGCGCAGACCCTGGCAGAAGGTTGTGTTTGCGGCCGACTGTGATGAGGACGGCAACTGCCCGGTGTGCGGCATCGAATATGCGGACTGCGACTGCCCAGGCCCGACGATGGATGGCTACGACTACGTCGAGCGCCAGGGCGAGCTGTATGCGAGGAAGCAAGTGAGGATGAAAGCATGATCCCGTCTGACGTGCGTGAAACCATCAAGGCCAAGTTCCCAGACTGCGAGCTGTCGCTGACGGAGAACGACGACAGCTGGTGCGAGCTGCATCTGCAGTACCAGGGCGAGAGCATCAGCATGACCGTCGCCAACACCGAAGAGGGATGGAAGAGCGCCACCGCGCACGCCATGAGCTGGCTGGAGAACGTCAACCCTGGAGATGCGGCGTGATCCGACCGGACAGCATCCTGCACGAACTGCCGGTCGACCGATGGAATACGGAAGAGGGGTTGTCGCATCTGATGGGAACATTCGATCGCGCCGTAGCGGAGCGGCCGGACCTGATGGAACCGTATCTGATCAGGCTTGAGGGAACTGATGACAGCGAAGCGAAGGCGATCGTGCGCCAGGCGCTGAGGGAGACGTTCACGCGGCGCCATCCCAATCGCTTTGCCAGGCCCGCTGATGCGTCCATGAGCGAGAGCGGCTGAGATGGCGCCCTTTGCCCAGAAGCGCATGCTGGCTCACCTGAAGCCTGGGATAGGCAGGCCAAGCGAGTATCGAGAAGAGTATTGCACCATGGTCAGGCAATACATGGCGCAGGGTTTTAGTCTAACAGCGTTTGCTGGCGAGATCGGGATGTCACGCGATACGGTGTACGAATGGATGTCACGCCACGCTGCCTTTGCCGACGCTGTGTCCCGCGGGCGCGCTGGCCGGGCGAACTGGCTTGAGGGCAAGCTGCTCCGATCGAGGAAGGGCGCCGAGACCACGGCTGCGATCTTCGCGCTGAAGAACGCTGCGCCCGATGAGTGGAAGGACGTGAAGTACCAGGAGCATGCGCACGTTCATGCGTCGTTGCGCGAGCTGACCGACGCTGAGCTGCTGCGCATCATCGGTGCTGCTGGCCAGGTCGGCGACATCGATGGTGACGTGATCGATGGTGAGAGCGTGAGAGTGCAACAGCCTAACGAGCGTTAGCATGTTGCACGGTAGGTATAGCATTGATATCATTGGATGATTTCCCCCTGGGGTGGGGGAGGGGGTGTGACGCAGATCACACGGGGGTGGGGGAGGGAAAATAAAAAAAGGAAAGCATGCTTATTCTGGCAGACCCCCCTACATCACCGCCGTTCTCCACAACTCCACCCGGTCATTTTCCGCCCGGTCCCATGAGATCCGCCATGCCAATTTTCTCAAACCGCCGCCAGGTTTTGCGCCGCCGGTTTTACGTCTCGGTCAGGCAGCTGGTTCGGGAGCGTGATCCTGGGGCTTACGTCTATGCGGTCCACACCTCGCGTGATCGGCGCCGTGCTGATGAGTGGCAGGAGCGCGGTGCCAGCCTGGCCTGGCTCGGCTTGCACGGCCGGACGGTTTACCGGGTCAATGTTTACCCGCGGTCCCATCCATCGCTCGCTGGATCTCGGCAATGATGAATTGCCGCTCTCGATCGCCTGAGCAGTCCAGCACATCGCTCTCGCCAGCCATGAACGCGCGCAGCTCGGCTCTCGCGATCAGCCGGGCTTTGAGGATCGCTTGTTTGTAGCGTTGTTCAGCTGTCATCCCGGAGACTTCCATTGGCATCATCCACGCATCAAGCCCTGCTGATGGTCGGCGGGGGCGTCGTCTATTCGAC